TTGGAATGATCTTTTGCCTGGATCGTGGTGATGACTGGCTTGATCCGAAGGTCTGGCCTAAAGCAAATCCTAATTACGGTATTTCAGTCACGGAAAAGTACCTGCATTCGGTATTTGAAAAGGTCAAAATCAGTCCGAAGCAGGAAAGTATTACCCGACAAAAGCATTTAAATGAATGGGTCGGGGCAGTCGATGGCTGGATCTCACCAACTGTTTGGGAAAAAGCTGAAGACAGTAAGGTTATTGAAGACTCGTTTAAGGGTCAGCTCTGTTTCGGTGGTTATGACCTTGCAAGCCGGTTAGATCTGGCATCCTGGGGCCGTCTCAGACCAAGAATGAAAGATGGAAAAATTCATTGGTATGCATTCACAAGTAACTATATCAGTGAGCATGTGGTTGATACCAAAGAAGCAATTAATGGTGAAAAGCGTCCTGATGAATATCCGGTCTGGCGAGATCAGGGTCATTTGATTGTAACAGAAGGAAATTCAACAGATTTTAACCGTATTCAGCGGGATATAGAGGATTTCCACTGCAATAATCCTTTTTATGAGTTAGGTCATGATCCATATCATGCAGAACAGCTCACTGGAAATTTGCTATCTGAAGGCATCAATGTTGTTGAAGTTCCTCAGATTACTAAATTTCTGTCTGAGCCTATGCGCTGGCTGGAGCAGTTATTAGCTGAAGGCCGCCTGCATCATAACGGTGATCCGGTTCTCAAATGGTGTATGTGTAATGTCACAGTACGGCCAGATGTAAATAACCAGATCCTGCCCCGAAAAAATTCACCAGGGAAAAAGATTGATGCTGCAGTCGGTGTAATCATTGCGGCATCACGGGCCATGCATTGGGATCGTGAAGAAGTTTTTGAACTGGTGCCTGGTGATGATGCCGGCAATATTGATGACTGGTTACAAGACATGATTAAGGTATCGAAGCGATGAGTAGAAAACGCGATAAACCAAAAATTCGTGATAAAACTAATCGCGAAAAGTTAAAAGATCGAAGTACAGGGCCAGTACAAGACCGAACGGGGACGACTATTATTGATCGTCCCCGTTCTGGTTTTAAAACTGCCAAGCCGGTTACTTTTGATAGTGCTTTAACGCTGAGTGCTGTCTTTGCCTGTATCAAGATTCTGGTTGAATCAGTTGCAACATTGCCAGTACAGATGTTCAAGCTGAATGATGATGGAACCCGTACCCAGGTTAAAGATCATAATGTAATCCGGCTGCTTTACAGCAAGCCGAACCGCTATCAGACCAGGGTAGAGTTTTTCGAGCAGATGATGCTGAACCTGGTTGCTGGTAATGCGTATGTCTTGAAAAGTTACCTGGGTAAAAAGCTGGTTAGTTTACAAGTAATCAATTCAGGTTCAGTAGATCCAAGTATCCGTGATGACGGCACACCTTTATATAAATGCAAAATAGGTAATAAAACTGTCGAATATACAGATAGTGAAATCTGGCATATCAAGCTATTTGGTACTGGTTTTGTCGGTATGTCTCCTATTGCATATGGCGCTCAATCGATTGGTATTGGCCTTGCTGGACTGGATAAAACCTCACGGCTTATGTCGAATGGGGCTAAGCCAACTGGTGCTTTAAAGACAGATAAGTATCTGAAAAAAGATCAGCGCCAGGCATTACGTGAAGAGCTAGACCTCTTGGTCAATGGTGACGATGGAGATATGGCTGTACTCGAAGGCAATATGCAGTTTGAACAGATCAGCCTTACACCTGAAGACCTTGAACTGGTTGAAATCAGGAAAATGTCTGTAGAGGATGCCTGCCGTTATTTTGGCGTGAATCCTATTCTGATTTTCAGTGCAGATTCATCTACAACCTGGGGCAGCGGAATTGAGCAGCTGGTGGATGGATTTCATAAATTTGGTTTAAGGCCCTATCTTGAACGGATTGAAGAAAGTGCCCGTATTCATCTATTGCCGCGTCATGAATGGGATGAATTCGAGTTTGAGTTTAAGACCAAAGACCTGTTAAGGGCCTCTTATCTTGAGCGTATCAAATCAAATAAAGACCGGATCTTATCCGGCCAGGCTACACCGAATGAAATACGGATTGAAGAGGGTAATCAGCAGCATCCTGGCGCTGATTTCTTGTTGATGCCGGTGAACATGACAACTGCCGAACGTATGCAAAACGGAAATTATGGAGCGAAAGCTGATGAATCAAAACCTGCTACTGCGGAATAAGGCCATGCCGCGCTTACCTATAGTACAGTGCCGGCGAATGCCTGTTGCTGTAGATAACTGTCGTTTCATTAAAAAAGATGAAAAGACTGGAATTGTTAAAATTAGTGGTTATGCCGTGAAATGGGATTCAGTCAATTACTACGGTGAGAAGTTTCTCCGTGGTGCATTTGCTGAGGTCTGTGCAGCTTTCGCTGCAGGTAGCAAGAAAGTACATTGTTACTATAACCACGGCTGGCGGTACTGGTACATCGACTCAAGCATGGCAATGCGGGTTGGAAAAATCATAGTACTAAAAGAGGATGAAACTGGCCTTTACCTTGAGATTGAATTTACACCAGGTCTAGCAATTGCCCAGGCAGTCGCTGCAATGGTCATGCATGGTACTGTGGACGGTTTTTCAATCGCTTTTTATCCACCGAATGAGATAGACATGGAAAATAAAGGAACCCATGTCGAAATCAAGCGGGCTGATATTTATGAAATCAGTGTAGTGGATGAGCCAGCAGATAGTGCTGCCCGTGTTGTCAGTGATGATTCGATTGAAGCAATTGAATCTGAAGATGATGCAGAGGAGTTTTTGCGTTCGCTTGGGCTTGATCCTGGTTATACCAAAAAACTTATGGCTCGCCTGTCTGGTATGCAAAAACCAGAAATGGTTCAGGAGCCTGTAAAAGATCCACTCGCATTTTTAGATAACGTTTAATCAGTAACTCTCACATTTAACTTATAGCCCGCTTTAAGCGGGTTTTTCATTTTCTACACATGGAAAAAATTATGAAAGCACTCAACAAAAATACAGTTGCACTGGCAATTTCAACTATGGCGATCCAGCAGCCTGCACCATTTAAAGACCTGCTTGCACGTGATACCACACAACTAGATCAGTATGCTGCTCAGTTGCGTAACCGTATTACTCAAATTGACGGGTTACTGGAACGCTATAAAGCACGCCTTGAAGGATTAGACGGTTTACCTGATGATCTGAAAACTGATCTTGAGGAACGTTCCAAGAAAATAGATGAACTATCTGGCGAAATTGAAGATATTCAACAGAAAATGATAGAGGGCGTGCATGACCGTAGCCGCGCTGAACAGGATACGATTGCTGCTGCATTGATCCGCAATAAAGATGCAGTTGAATTTGCCAAGACAATGGCAACACGTTCAGGCAGTAAAAAGGAGTCAGTTGTCTTTGATGGTCTAAATGCGCGAAATGTTATTACATTGGCAGGTATGGGCGCTAACGCTTCTTTAGCCAAAAATGACCTTTCCCGTACAGCTTACCAAGCTCCTTTATCAGTAATTGATCTGATTAATTGGGGATCAGCAGAGGGCGATATCGCAATTTTCCTGCGTGAATCTGCTTTTGACATCATGGCAGACATTGCGCCCGAAAATACTGATAAGAAAGAATCTAACCTGAAATTTGGTCCTGTCCAGTTAAGTATTGGTACGATTGCTCACTGGATTCGTGCATCAAAACAAGTCCTGGCCGATATGACCTGGCTTGCAAATTATATTGAAACACGTATGACTTACGGGGTTCGTCTAAAACTCGAATACTTTGTAGTGAATGGTCATACTCCGACAGCTGGTAATCCTAAATGCTTTAGTGGTCTGCTGGAAGCCGATAACTATGTAACAGTAGAACCGGAAGAAGGTGCGACGGCAATTGATGTACTGAACCAGTCAAAATATAAAGCAGCTGACTCATACCTGTTGCCAGACAGTATTGTTCTAAACCCTGAAGACTGGGGCAAAATTGAACGTATTAAAGGTACAGATGGGCATTATATTTTTGGTGCGCCTGGTGCTGCTGTTCAGCCTGTATTATGGGGTGTGCCAGTGGTATTTGCAGCTTCTATGCCAAAGGGTAAATATTGGGTAGGTAATCTGGCTATCGGCTTTGATGGCCAGATCCGTGAAGATGTTGCAGTTACAGTGTCAACCGAAGATGGTAATAACGTAACTAAAAACCTGGTGACGATTCTGGCCGAAATGCGTGCCGCTGGTGCCGTTGTTTTGCCAGATGCCTGTGTAGCGGGTGATTTACCTGAAATACCAGCAGTATCAGCTCCAGCACCATAAACCTAAACCAAAGTTTTGAACTAGAAAGCAGTCCTACGGGGCTGCTTTTTTTATTCTTCTTTTTATGTCAAGAAAAGGCTTTTTTTATGGATGAACTGGTCACTCTAGCAGAGGCTAAACAACAGTTAAGGGTACTGCACAGCCGTGAAGACGATTTAATCAGCTTATTCATCAAAGCAGCTTTAGACAATGTTCTGCATTTTATTGATCGTCCGCTTGATGAAGATTTACTAGAAAAAGACGGTGCATTACCTGCCAGCTTAAAAGCTGCTGTCTTGTTGATTGTCTCGGATTTATACGCGAACCGTGAAGCACAGCAGGCAACAGATTTGAAGATCAATCAGACCTGTATACGTTTGATGTGGCCATATAAAAGGATGGGCCTGTAAATGCAAACCTCTGGTGAACTTGACTGTTTTATTGAAATTATCGCGATGGGTGAAGACCGTGATTCAGCTGGTGGTCTTATTCCCCAGGCAAAAGTGATTGGTCAGGCATGGGCAGCACTTAAACCGGTCAGCGCAAATACCTTTCAGCAGGCCGGTACTTTAGGTTCTGCATTAGTTGCGAACTTTATTATTCGGGATCTGGATTTTGAAATGAGACCAGATTATCTGATCAGGGATGTGGACAAGAATATGGTCTACAAAATTGAAGGGGTGCTGCCTGTCCGTGAGGATCATAAGCAGCGTTGCCTCTGCTCATATGGAGAACTGGCTGATGGAATCTTCACTGAAAGTTGAAGGGCTGGAAGACATGCATAAGCAGCTGCAGATTCTGTTGGGTCTGGGCAGTGAAAAAGAAGTTCAGTCAGCACTGATGTATGCCTCTACTCCGATGTTTAAGCAGGTTAAAGAAGCGGCTCCAGCAGCAGACCAGGCTTATTACCGGTATTACCGTGGATCAGCTAAAAAGCGTCGGGCAGGTAATGCTGATAACAGTCGGCGACTGGTCACGCCAGGTACATTGAAAAAGGCTGTGGCCCGAAAACGTGTTCGCCTAGAGCGAAGTGTAGGGGTAGGCATTTATATCAGATCCAAAGCTTTTTACTGGCGCTTTATTGAATACGGTACACCTACCATCACGGCTGTACCCTTCATCAGGCCAGCTTATGACTTTAATAAGGAGCTTTCTGTAGAGCGTTTTAAAACAAAAATGCGACAGAGGTTAAAGCAGGTTGTGAACCGTCAACTTAATCAGATTCTGGATGAAGACTAATGCTTGCCAGTGAAATTGTTTATGCAACCTTAAAAGACCTGTTCAAAGGTGAGGTCTGGCCAGATCCAAAGCCAAAGTCTGAAAAGTCAGTACTTCCGTACATGACCTATCTCAAAGTTTCCGGTGTAGCTGAAAACACAATTGAGGGATATACCGGTCATGACCTGGTGCGGATGCAGCTTAATATTTATACCTCAAGTGCGCTTGCGGCTGAAAAGCTGGCCAGCCAGGTTAAGTACCTTATGTCAGAACAAAATCTGGCAGCGTGTGAATTTTTAGGGGATCGCTCAGATTATGACGAGCCTACAAATTTGCATTATCAGCAACTAGATTTTTATATATTTCAATGCTTATAGGAGCATTTCATGACTGTTAAAACAGGACTGGTAGATAACCAGAAAACAAAGCTGCAGATGCAGAACCCTGCAACAAAAGCTTGGGAAAATGTGGCTGAAGTAGTCACATTACCCTTGCCAGGCTCAACTGTTGCTGAAGATGATGTCACCACACTAGATGATGATGACACCGTAGGCGTGCCCGCCGGACCATTTCAAAATGAAGCCCTGGAAATACAGATGCTGCAAATTTCTGGTAGCTCACAGCAACGTGATATGTACCGAGCTTTCCGTAACAAAGAAGTTCGAACCTATCGAATTATGTGTCCAGATGCTAAAGCATTAACTTATCAGTTTGATGCTTCGATTTTGAGCTGGAAGCCAGGCAGTGAGAAATCCAAGAAAAACCGGATTACAGTTTCACTTAAGCCAAACGGTACAGTCATTATCAGCAATACAGATGGTCAGATCTGGCCAATTGTTTAAAACAGAACTTTTATTTTAAAGCCTGCAAATATGCGGGCTTTTTTTATTCCTTAAAACTCTAAATACTGGATTTTATTATGACTAATTTCGCAAATCTAACAGCAATTCTGGCTCTGGCTGACCAGGCAAAGGTTGAATATGTAGATATTAAAAAGGTTGGCCGTATTGGTGTTAAGTCACTATCTATTGAAGAAAAAGAAGCCTATGAAGAAGCTTTACCTAAAAAAGAAGATGCTGGATTTATGACGATTCGCGGGCCTTTAGTGAAAGCCTGTGCAGTAGATGAAAACGGTAATGAATTCTTCAAAGATGTTTCTCTTGAGCAGGTTCGTAAATTACCGTCCTGGTTGATTGAGCCTTTATTCCGTAAAGCGTTGGATGTAAACGGAATGCGTGAAAATGCAGTGGAAGAAGCTGAAAAAAACTGATTGAACGCCCTGATTTGTTGTTCAAGTTTCGGCTTGCATTGCAGTTAGGGCGAACAGTTAAAGAGCTTAATAAAACGGTGTCTGCCCAGGAACTGGTGTACTGGATGGCGTTCTACAAGATAGATCCATTTGGTGGCTACCGCCAAGATATTAATTTCGCTGATTTAAAAACCTTAATCGCAAACATTAATCGGGCAGTCAGTCAGGAGCCTTATAAGACTGCAGACTTCATGCTGTATGAGCGTTTACCTAGCTTATCTAATTTCAGTTCTGATGATGAAGAAATGACGGCTGAAGATATAAGCCAGAATCTTTTAGCCTTTTTTGGTGTACCGCCAGACGTTATTGGAGAAATATAAATGTCGAGTGATCCTTTAGCTCGTGTCCGTATTCTGTTAGAGGGTGACAGTGCCAGTTTTGAACAAAGTGTCAGAAACGCAGATGAGAGCGCAGAGAGTCACTTTGACAGTATCAAATCCAATGCTGCAATGATGGGAACTGCTATTGCAGCTTCTGCCACAGCAGCAGCTTTCGGGCTGATTACTATGGCCAAAGATAGCGCCCTGGCAGTCATCGAGACTGAAAAACTGGCACAAATGGCGGGTGTAACTGCTAGTGAAATGTCAGTTTTGCAGTTTGCTGGCCAGAAAATTGGAATGGAATTTGACCGCACTGGCGATGTGGTCATGGATTTTAACGAACGTATTGCCGATGCACGCCTGGGCAATACTGATGCTGCCAATGCTTTTGATGCATTAAATGTAAAAATTGTTGATTCTAAAGGTAATTTACGGGATGCCGTCAGTGTTATGGCAGACGTGGCAGACCGTTTTTCAGAAATGGAAGACGGGGCCACAAAAAACCTGATTGCTACCCGACTAGGTGGTGATGCCTTTCGTGAGTTCATTCCATTTTTAAATCAAGGTGCCGAGGGTTTAAGTGAAGCACGTCAGGAAGCTGAAAGGCTTGGTTTTACATTAAAGGATGAAGCAGTATCAGCTGCACATAATTTTAATGATGCATTGAATGTTACTCACATCACAACCCAGGCATTTAAAAATCGCTTACTGACAGAATTAATGCCGTCAGTCACAGGTGTAATTCAGGAGTTTAATGCCCTAGCTGTGCAAAGTAATACCCTGGATAATTTTATCTCCGGTGTTTCCGGTTCATTAGAATGGCTTGCACGTAACCTAGATCTCGTTTCTGATGCGGCAATGGTTGGCGGAATCGTGATTGCAACAACCAGAATCCGAGCTTTGACCGTAGCAACTTATGAAGGCGTAAAAGCCTCATTTGATAAAGCCGCAGCGGATGCACGTGCTACAGCAGCTGAAGTTGCCCGTACCGGTAGCCTGTTACGTATTGCACGCGCCCAGGCTGGTGCAGCAGCAGCAGATCTGGCAGCAGCACGTGCTGCCGTGGCTTCGGCTACTACTACTTCACAGCAGACAAGTGCGGCTGTCCGCCTGGCTGAAGCTAAACTTGCAGATGCAACAGCTACACGGGTTGCGACTGCTGCAGAAAATGCCCACACTGCCGCAAAGACCGCTGGCCGTATGTCTGTCATGGGCTTGTTGGGCGTTTTAACAGGGCCGGTAGGTCTGGCTGTTACGATTGGCACCGTGGCTGCTGGTTATCTGTTAATGCGAAATAACTCAGAAAGTGCCCGTGGTGCTGTTGAGCGTATGACTGGCTCAGTACGTGAACAGGTCGCCGAACTGAAAAAGTTGAACTTGGCAAGACGGCAGTCGGCACTCGAACATGCACAACTGACAATTCAGGAAACAAAAGCCAATCTTGAAGCAGCTTCAAAAGAGCGGCAGGATACTTTCGGCTATCGTACCCGTGGTACTCGTACACGCGGTAACGTGGATCTGTTTGATTATGGATTTGCTACAAGTGCTGATAAAGCTGCCGAGCTTGATGCCAAGTTAAAAGCTGGTCAGATTACACGTGACAGATTTTATACTGAAGTACGTAATTTGCCAGGCTTAACGGCTAAGGGTAAACAGGCTGTAGATGAATATTACAATGCATATGATGACGGCATTGGTTCAATGCAGAATGCTTACACGACAATTAAAGCGGTAAATCAGCTTAAAGAAGAGTCTGGTGCCAAGTCTGCTGCTGTGGCCAGTCAGGTAACTTCAACTTTAAATGCACTTGATAATGCAGAAACCAAAAGTGCAAAGAAAGTTAAAGAGAAAGCCGAAAAAGTAGATAGCCTCACCAGTTCTTATAATTCCCAGATTGCCAGTTTAAGTGAGCAGATTGCGCTTGTTGGTAAAACGGGAGACCTGGCTAAAATTACGTATGATTTGGAATTTGGTTCCTTATCAAAACTGAATGCTGAGCAAAAACAACGAATATTGTATCTGGCTCAAGAGCTGGACATGCGTAAAAACGAGCAAGCTTATCAAGATCATTTAAAAGCATTAGACCAGGAAATTACCCAGCTTAAAATTCTTGATCCGATTCAGCGCCAGTTGAAAGAAATTGAGTTAGGCAAATATGCAGAAATCCTGCCGGCTCAACGTGAAACTTTATTGGCCCGTGAACGGGAAATTTTGCTATTAAAGGAATATCAGTCTTTGCTGGGTGATATTAAAGAGCCTAAATCGCTAGAAGCTTTAAAAACAAAGATTGATGCACTAAATGGAGCTTTACAAAATGGTGCAATTGATACCAATGCAGTAATTAAGAAGGAACTAAGTGCTTTTCCTGATTCTGTACCGGTTAAGGTGAATGCTGATCTTAATGCTCTGGAAAAAATTAAAAGTACTTTTAGCCAAGTACTTAACTGGAGTAAACAGGCTGTAGGGATGTTTAATGATCAGGTGGCAGCTACAGTAAATGAAACTGTAGCAGCTACTCAGCAGGCAGCTTATTCATTGCAATTGCCGAAAGGCAGAGCAATAGCGATTGATATTGAGATTACCCATTTTGATGATGTGATCGAAACATTAAATGCTATGCGTGAACGTGAGCTTGCATCACTTAAATCTGATCTTTCTCAAAAAATGATTTCACAAGCCGATTATCAGCAGAAAATGCTAGATATGGAAAGTGAATTTGTTGCTAAAAGAAAAACTGCAGAGGAGAGTGTACAGGCTGTTAGGACTGAACAGGTGCAACAGGCGGTTGATGCTAATCGCTTGGGGCTTGATGAGCAGTATCAGCAGGCTCAGACATTTGCCGAACGTGTCCAAAATCTGAATCTCAATAAAGAGGCTGTGTTTACGGCCAGAGTTGAGGCTACTAATCTTGGACAAGTACAGACTGCATTAAATGAAATCCAGCGTATAGAAACTGAAAAGTTACAAGCTCAACTGCAAGCTAAAGAGTTGAGTGAAGCAGACTATCAGGAACGTTCATTACAGTTGCAGAATTCGTTTAATGCGAAAAGAGTTGAAGCTGAACAGCTTTTTGCAACAACAGTCCAGGCAATTGAAGCACAAGGTAACAATAACTTGGCTCAGTCATTTGATCAGAAAAAAGATCAACTGCAAGCCTATCAGGAGCAGCTGCTTGCCATACTTGCTGAATCAACTAATCTTGGTGATTTTAAGTATGAGGCACTTTCTACTGAAGAGGAGAAGATTGCTAAAGCTGGTGCAGATCTGGAGCTGGCTTATCAGCATGAGAAAGAAATCCGGCAGACGCTATTTGATGATCGAAAGATTACCAAAGAGCAGCAGCTCCTTTCTTTATTAGCCTTAGATCAGCAGTATCATGATCAGAAAAGGCAAATTGAAGCAGCTTCTGAGGCTCAGACGCAGGCTAAAACCAAGAAAGATAGAGCGACAATGGTCGGATTTTATCAGCAAGGACTTGATGCCATTGCTAACAGTAATTCTAAGCACGCGAAAAAAGCTAAAGAAGTACAAAAAGCTATGGCACTTTATCAAATTGGTAAAGATACCTATGCTGCTGCAATTGCTTCATATAAGGCTCTTGCAGGTATTCCTATTGTCGGGCCAGCTTTAGGTTTTGCTGCTGCAGCCGCTGCAGTAGCATTTGGTGCTGCCCAGGCTAAAGCAGTAATGTCTGATAGTGATTCAACGGCTGCTGTTGGTAGTGCAAGTACTCCATCCACTTCAGTTACGCCGAATGCTGAACAGCCGAGTTTGCCGACTCAGACCACAACAATTCAGATTCCATCTGATACCTTGTTTACGGGTCGGCAGATGATAGATTTACTTAATGAGGCTATCTCTGATGGTAAACGGCTGAATGCTGATGCAATTTCTTTTATAGGCACTTAGAATATAAGTGCCTATAAGGGGGGCCTATGAAAAAATTATTATTAGCAGCAATGTGTGTTATTGCTCCAGTAGTGGTTTCTGCTGCTGAAGTCTCAAATGTTTATGAAGTACCTGGCAAAACTCAGGCACAGATTTTTAACGGAGCTAAGGAATGGATTGCTTTAAATTTTAAATCTGCAAATGATGTTATCCAATCTGCAGATAAGGACACGGGTACTATTATTGCAAAAGGTAATACTACTTATCAATGTAATGGGGTGGGTGACTGCTTGCTGAATCTGGCTGATAGTACGCTAGAATTTACTTTGAAAATTGATACTAAAGATGAAAAAGCTAGGCTTACTTTTAGTCATTTCAATTTATATCGTATTGGTATTACGGACCATAAGCGTACTGAAGGCTATATAGGAAAGAAACAGGAAGAAAATATTCAAAAACAAATGACAGCCTGGTCTCAACACATCATAGATTCATTGAAAAATTCTCAGTCTGCCGAATGGTAGAACTAAATATTTAAGAAGCCCGCTTTAAGCGGGTTTTTTTATGGGTGCAATATGCCAACTTCATCATCATCTTATGTGCTTTACGAAAATGTATTTTTGCATTCTTCACTTGTGGCCAGTGCTACAGCAGCCGGATCTCATGTACGTAATGCAGTGGATTGGCGTACACAAACATTTTGGCAATGTGACAGGACTGGAAATCAAACTTTATCTGTCCAGCTTCCAGTTTTAGCAAGTTGCAGTGCTTTTGCGATTGCCAGGCATAACCTCAAGACTGCTTCAGTTGATGGCAAAATTTATCTGCAATATTTTAATGAAGTTGAATGGATAACTGTATGCACACTATCAGCCAATGAAGACGATACAAGTCTGTTTTCTCGTTTCAATATCGTGGCTGCAGCACAGTGGCGCGTTGTTATTAATATCAAACCAGGTGCGATTCTTCATATGGCTGTATGCATGGCTGGCCAGGCAATGCAGATGCCTTTCGGTATGCCTAAAGGCTTTGTTCCACCAAGACACAATATTCAGCTAACCACTCTAACCAACCAGTCAGAGAACGGGGCATTTGTCGGACGCTCAGTAATTCGTGAAGGTTATAAAACAGAAATAAAACAGCCAAGAGTGCCTACAATCTGGCTTAGAAATGAAGGCATGAAGTTCGTAAACCATGCCATTAAAAAGCCATTTTTCTTTCAATGGTCAGATCGTTATTTTCCAACGGATTCGGCTTATTGCTGGCTGGATGGGAATAATGCCGTTTCAGCTTTTCAGATGCTGGATCGGCAATGGCAATCTTTCAGTATGAAAAT